ACAAATGCAGTCGTAGCAAATTTAGTGGTGCTATCACCAACCGTAGGAGTTGAGCCAGTAGCAGTACCCGTAACAACTAAGTTACCGCCTACCGTAAAATCATCCGCATCAGTACCTGCTTGCTGGTCTTTAAGCTGCGCCATAAGCTCACGGATAGCGTTATTAATACCTGACGGAGCGCAGCCCTCAGCTATGTTAATACCCGCTATATCGGTATTATTTGCAGGTGTAGAGCTAAACTCACTGATCTTGTTCTTTGCCATGATTAATCCCTAGTTTCAAACATACCGTAGTCAGACAGTAACTGACCTAATCCAGCCCAATATTTAGTTGATGTAGGAGACATTTGACGCAATTCTCTCAGTCTAGTTATACCGTCTGGACTCGTAATAATCTTGGATATTTGGTCTGCATTAGCAGCAGCATCTTTACGAATAGCCCAGTCAGAAATGAACTTAACTGGCTGATCCAATTTAATCCCACCAACAACCCTAGCCGCACCTGTTGTTAGGCTAGTTATTGGAGGATTCTTCATCAATTCTTCAGTAATTAACTGGTTAAATGCAGTGTCAGATCCTAGCTTCTTAACCCGTCCAGCAGCCTCAAGAACCTGAGATAGATCGCGTAATGCCTGATACTCCTGCTTTCCTAATGCCACACGAATAGCAGCCTTTGATTTTTCATCGCCAAGCAATATGTTTTGCCAGGTATTGCCAGTGTCAAACTTATCACCCTGCTGAGTCTTTGCTGGCTTCTTAGCAGCCATCCAAGCATCGTCAAGATAAGCCCGAACAACAGCATTCCAAGCGTCCTGACCACCGCCAGCAATAACCTGATCTTTAGCATAACGAACAGTTTCAGGACTAGGATTATCAAATATTCTACGAGAGAAATTCTTTAGATTATCCTTAGACATCTGAAGCAATGACGAGCCAGTAATGCGCTGATTAAACTCATTAATCGGAGCAGAAAGACGTTCAAACTCAGCATTGGCAGAAAGGTAATCAGGATTATCCTTGCCCATCTGCTCAACTAATGTATTCTTAATCTCTGCTAAATTACCTTGAATCTTCTTATCAAGCGACTTGAAAGCATCTTCATTAAACATTGAATCAAGCTCAAACTTGATATTTTGCAATACCGGCAATCTGTTCTCTACGCCTTTTTTAGTAATCTCCTGACCAGCCTCATCCAATGCAGGAACTTCTCTCTCAAAAAGACCCTTCATCTTTTTAAGATAACTAGCAGCACGACCGTTAGCTGGTTGTGTCTTTAAGAAATTATCAATCTTGCCAATAACAGGAGTAGTATCTACAGGAACGGATGCAGCAAAAGCACTTTCATAGATAGGCTCTGTAGCTACTTTACGCTCATCTATAAGTTGTTGTTTTCTAGCTTCTAATGCCTCAAACCCCATTGAACCAGCTTGAGCCTGATCCTGAACCTTGGAAACAGTATCTAGATAGTCATCAACGGCTGCTTGTACTTTCTTCTCACGCCCCTTGTAAAACTTCTGCATTTTTACCTGAGACTCTGGCACATTAGTAATGACTTTTTGCTGCGACATTAATGAAGCCAAGTTAGTAATTTCAGCAGGAGTCAAAGGAATATCTAAACGACCAGCTTTTTGGCGCAAAGAATTAACCAATGGCACGCTCATCTGTGCAATGTCTTTAGCTGTTCTACGCTCAATAAATCCCTTGCGGATTGCAGGAGCAGTCTCGCCAAGCAAAGATAAGCCACCAGAAATAGCTACCTCAGTAGGATTGACCTCTTGCCCACCAATCAATCCACCTAATTTTTGACGCAAGTAATTAGCAGCAGCAGCAGTTCCACCAGTAATACCACCAGCAGCAGCTACGCCTAAAGGCCCACCTAGCGTAAGCGGAGCACTAGCCACACCAGCAAGGATGTCAGGAACCATCTCTGCAACGTCAGGAGCGTAGTAAGCCGCTGTAGGCAATGCCCCTACAACCTCTTTATAGAACTTACCGTCTTCAGCCTGATACGCTATATCGCCATCAATGATCTGATAACGGCTCTCAGGAATACCACGTTGTTTAGCAAAGTAACGGACAGCAGCCATCTTATCCGTTGGGACACCAGCCATAAACGTAGTACCAGCACCGGCAGCCCTACGAGGATCAGCAATAGGCTTCGGCCCTAGCTCTGGGAATTGACCGCCTCCTGCCTGTTGACCAGATGTAGCTCTTTGACCAGAAAAAAAAGAAGTCGCATAATCAAAATCATCAGTAGCCTCTTGTGGCTTCTGTTGCTTATTAGCAAAGAACTGACCTGCATAATCAAATTCAGTCATGATTCACCTTAAAATGACACGCCAAATTCAGCAGCCAACTGACGGTTAACTGTGTTTAAATCTGCTGGTTTATTAGGATCAAGATTATATTGTTTAGCAATTTCTTTGGCGCGAGCCTGAACTATCGAGGGTATTTTATCAAGAGGAGTGCTTTCCCAATTTAGCCCTTTTCTCAATGAATATTGTTTGCGAGCAAGAGCATATTTAGTCTGAGTAATTGCATTATTTAGCTTTGCCTCAAATTCTGTTGGGCTATCACCACTAAATATATCAGCTCCAGCATTAGGCAATGTAGCAGTAATTCGCTCTGCTTCCTGAATGCCCATAGCAGCACCAGTAATATCCTTAATGGTTTGGTTAAGGTTTTGTAAAGCATTTTGACGATATTGGGAATACTGAGTAAGTTGATTCTTTTGTGCTTGAGGTAACCCAACAAACTTATCTCTAAGCGTATTCCATGCCTGTTTACCTCTAAACTGAATATTTTGATATTCTGGCTTATAAGAAAACTGAATATTATTAAGACGAGTAACAGCATCAGCAGTAGTAATTACACTCTTTTCAACGTCACCTCTAGTCGATTTACTAAGTTCACCTGTGTAAACAGATACATCAGTTTTACCTGCTTTACGCTCCTTTTCTCTTTGAGCAGCTAACCTAGGATCAAGTTGCTCACGTATTTTTGCGTCATCACTTAATATCTTCTCAGACTCAGCAATAATTTGATCTCTAGTCATTGTTGACGCTCTAGCAATAAGAGCATCAACACTAGGCTTCAGTGTTGGATAAATACCAGCAAACTGAGTAGGCAAAACTTTAAGCAAGTCTGCTTTATTAGCAACTGTTCCAATGTCAGTAACTACAGATATGTTACCGTCAGGTGTTATTTGATAGGCTTTATTTGGATCAAGTGAATTATTTGTAATTTCTTGCGCTGTCAATAATTTAGTTGTTCCTGTACCCTCAACTTTTTTATATTCACCAGAAGGCAATCTAAAGTATTTTTGTCCAGCACCAATAAATAAGCCTTCTGCTTTAGCTTGTTCATCAGTTAATTTAACTGCCTGTTCTGTTATTGGTATTTCACTAATAACACCATCAGCTTTAACTTGATAACGTTTATTCGGATCAAGACGATTTGTTACTATTTCTTCCGCAGTCAATGGTCTTGTTTGTTTTTCTGTACCACCAACCAATGAAGGGATACCACCTTTCATCGTCCACTTCCCACGATTAGGATCTAAACCCAATGCGGTTGCTTGCTCATCAGTTAGGATTTTCCCACCACTAAAGTCACCAATTACCCCACGTTTACTAGATACTAATTTATCATCTCTATAAAATAATTGCTCTTTAGGATCAATTCTGTCTGCTTCATCTTGTAAAAATTTAGCCGTAGGTGCATCACCCAAAGACATTGCCAATCCTGCTTTTTTACGCAGATCATTAGCTTTGGCAACACTAGCTGGATCAATTATTGGCGCTGCTTGTGGTTGAGCCTGAGGAGCCACTTGAGGAGCACCACTAGTAGGCATTGCGGCAGGAGTAACTGCTGGCTGACCTTCAGTGCCAAAGCCATACATCTTTGCCCGTTCCATAGCAAGCATTTGCTTAGTAGCTTCTTCAGGGTTAATAGCAAACAACTGAGCCAACTGAGGATTCTGTTGAGCAGCTTGCTGAATAGCCTTCAATCTATTAGCCGCTTGAGCTTGTGTTAGTGCTGCGCTTTGCAATTGCTGTTGCTGGACTACGTTCTGCAATCCCTGCTGATAAGCACCACCAGCCGCACCAAAGCCACCAGCCAATGCACCCAAGATATTCTCAGCAGCAGAGCGACGAGGCCCAGTTCTACCCATACCCTGAGCTAGTGAAAGACCAGCGCCTAGCAATCCCTGAATATTTGCCACGTTCTGCTGCTTCTGTACCTGTTCAGGCGTAAGAAGACCCATCCCAAGCAAACTCTCATAGCTTGATGGAGCAGCCGAACCAAATATATTAGGAATGTAATCTGTAATTGCCATATATCACCTAGATAAGCGAAACCTGCGGAACACCTACTTGGTATTGTGGTGCTGCTACTTGCATTTGAGTACCACGCAATAATCCTGGTGGCTGTGCTTGTCTTTGTGGCTGCTGCATCATCTGTTGGGCTGATTGCATTGCCATTTGAGTTAATACTGGGTTTTGTTGAGCAAATTGACCTACTTGACCAGCTCCAGAACCAACCTGCTCCATAAAAGACGGAGCCATTGAAGATGATTCAATATTAGGATTCAGTAATGATTCAAAAGTCCCGTAAGGTCTTTGTATTCCAGCAGCGGTAGCTTGCTCATACGTTAAAGGCTGACTTATCGAAATAGGAGCCGTAACATTGGAAAAAATACCTGGTGTAGCAGTTGCTCCAGTAGGAACAGCCTGACTAGCCCCCATTAGTGCATTTGCACCAGCATTAACACCAGTAGGATTAATAAAAGCAGCCGTAGAAGCACCAGCTCCTGTTAATGCGCTAGTAGTACCCGCCGCAGTACCAGCACTAGTTCCAGCCATTCCAAGGCCAGTATAAGTACCAGCAGCACCAGCACCGGCAGCAGCCCCAGTACCAGCAGCACCAGCACCAGCAGCAGTTCCAGCAGCACCAGCAGTGCCAGCTAATGTACCGCCAGCACCAAGAGCTGCACCACCAGTACCCCCAACTGCCGCACCAATCATTGCGTATTTTACTGGATCTTTACCTGTAGCAAGGGCATAGGTTGCCCCCGCTGCTGCACCAATCCCTGCACCTGGAGCACTCATTATTTACCTCCCCCTGTTGTCGTTGTAGACTTAGTTTCCAAAGGAGCACCATAGAAAACATTAGCAGCCTGTTGCAGTCTTTGCATTGGTATATCCTGAGCAGCCAACTGACCCTGTATAGCTTGCTGGCTATAACCTTCCTGAGCTTGACCTGCTTGCAATAGACGCTGAATATCAGCATAGTCAGCAGCAGCCATTTGCGGAGCAGCCTGAACAGCAGCCATCTGACGAGCACGTTCAGCCTCAGCCGATTGATAAGCCAATTGACCGCCTTGTTCAGCCAGAGATCGAGCAAATATATCCTGAGCCTGACCCGTCTGTTGACCTTGAGCAGCAGATCCATAGCGACCCATAGAGGAAGCCTGAGACTGTAGGTTTTGGATGTTGCGAGTATATTGTTCACCAGCCAAACGGTTAGACTGCTCCAAAGCACCCGCTAGGAATGGATTAACGCCCCGCCCTTGAATCGTAGCTAGTTGCTCTGCCTGAGCCGCACCAACTAGCGGAGAGCCAGCCTGAGCACGTTCAGCAGCCCGTCGAATAGCTTCTTGAGAATATGCAGATTGTTCAGGAGCCAAAGTTGCAGGAGCCTGTGGCATACCCTGATAAAGCCGTTGAGCTTCTTCTAAACTGTACGTTACAAACGGCTTAAACTCTTTGCCTATCTCTGTCGTGCTTGTTTCACCACCGCCGCCACCACCCATATCACACCTCGCATATCCATTTTCGAGGACGGAACCCATAGGCTTGCGCTCTACGACCCCATCCTGGCCTATGACTAGAAAATGTTAGGTATTTGAACCCCCCATCCCTAGCCATATTTTTTATAAATTGTAAACCTTTTTGCACTACTTGATAATCATTTTCTAACGTCCATGCAGCCCAAACGTGCAATTCCTTGTCTATGGGTTGCAGGATAAAGAAGCCATAAAAATGGGTATTCTTCAGTACCACCCACAGCATTGCCTTTTGGTTCCAACAATCCGTGTATACGTCTTCAGGTATCCAGTTTTCTGGACTCTTGGTTTTAATTTTATTCAAGCCAGCACGAAGGCTAGGCCACCAGTTGCGGAGTTGATCCACAGGAATATGTTTAAATTCTGTCATCCCACAACTATATACATAAAATCACAAACGTGGGCATTACTCGCATGGTTTATTACAGCAGAACCCTGAGATCGAGTACCTACCCATAACTTAGCCATTTCCTGAGCCGCTTTATCATTCATCGGTGTAAAAAGAATTGCTGAATCAAAACCAATTCTCGGATCATATAAAGTTGTTTGTGTCGCAGTTGTTGTTGTTGTGAAATACCCTGAGTTATTCGTCTTTCCATCCATAATTCCACGAACAACCTCGGAAACATCACGTTCAGACGCTCCAAAAGTAGGTAGAGTCCGGAACTGTACGTTTTTAGTTGTCATCGATTACCCTGTTTAACAACGTCAAACTCCAAACCAACCGCAGTCTCCCAGTTAGCACCGCTAGGAGTCAGTCTCAGACGATGATATTCGCCATTAGACCGCAAGCTCACACGGTTTTCAGCATCTGGAGCCACATCTGAGCCAAATTCCACCTGTTCAGCAAGATTATCCCGACTTGAAACAGCTATAGAGCCAGTACCCTTGTCCACAATCGGCTTTGCCAACATCACGGTAGACCGACCTACATCAATATCACCCGTTGTAATGATGGCAGTCTTAGGCTGACCAGAGAAAGATATGATCTTCTGCCCAGTTACACCAGCAAACAGTAATTGACCACCAGCAAACACCCGTGAATCCAACGGAATATCTAACGCATCAATACTTGCACTGTAATTATCTACCTGTTCTAACGTGGCTGAAGGTGTCAAAGCATACGCAATAGATGTTGCTGTAGTTTCCCCGTATGACCATTTATTTAAATCAATGGAAAATATTAATAAATATTTACCGCCAAACGTATTATTAAATTTCCATATTACTAACTTATTAATAGGATCAACCGTAGCACTCATTCCTGTAGGTATTTCATTAGGAATAGCATTATTAAAAAACCAACGGTTTACTTTCTCAGTGCCAATGTTCTTAGTTGATTGACCATCACAAACATAAAATCCATCGTCTGCAAGGAAATACGTTAGATTCCCATACTGAGCGATAGATCCATTAGAAATACAGCCCAAAGACCGGCTAATAGCATCAAACTGGAAGAAGAACGGAGAGCCAGCATAGCTCATCCGGTAAATAGCACGCTCTAGAAATACCAGACCATACTCACCACCAGCCAAACCAGTAATATCACCACCGTCAGGCAGGATCTGGTTATCCGACTGAGAAGCAGCACCGGGAGTCCAGTCTGTCTCATCGTTAATATCTGACCAGTAGACCTTGCTTGTATCTGTACCATCGTTAGCCGCAACCACAAAGTCACGGACAACAGTAACAAACTTAGCAATAGGTGCAGCAGCAGCAAGATTAGCAAAGTTAGTCGATGAATTCAGCGTCCATGCTTGTAACTTATCCTGACCATTAGCCAGAATCATCTTAGGGCCGAATTGGGTTACATCCCAACCTTCTACCGCCGTATAGCCTGTAGTCGTAGCAGCATCCAAACTAGCATCATTACTGTCAAACTTGTATATTTGAGTTGCACTAGCCGCAAACAATGTACTAGCCCCGCCAAACTTCCCAGCAAAAGTAATAAGCAAAGTAGCACCAGCAGCATCAGAATAATCAGCCTCACTCTTAATAGGAGAATATCCGTTAGCCACTGGATAACAATTCTTTGCGTCTGTTACTGTACCTGTTACACCAGGTTGATCTGGCAACCACTCCCCGAATAGAATCTTTTGCATTACTGCCTCAACCAAGTATTAGAAGATTGTGAAGCTGGTTGCCACGTACTACTTGCAGGTGTCGTATCAGTCCATGTTGACGATGTAGTAGCAGCATCTCCCCATTCCTCACCGATAATTTGACCATTCGCAATGACATCAGCATTCGCTGTAACTAAAGCATTAAAACTGTAAGTAGCACTACCATAAGCCGAAACCTCAGCAAACCCGCTAATATTTGCTGCGCCGCCAGCCGTAATGTTACCAATTCCAGTAACTGTTGTATTGCCAGTAATATCACCTGAAGCAACCCTAACCCTAACGGCTTGGCCTTCAACCGAGGCATTAGCAGATATATCACCAGAAAATAACCTTGCTCTAAATGCAATAGCAGAAATAGCAGCAGCGGCAGACACATCACCAGCAAATAATCGCACTCTTAAAGCAGAACCAGTTACGGTTGCGTCAGCCGTAACATCCGCTGAAGCGTCTACGTAATTACCAGCAACAAATAACCAGCCAAGGTTATTGCCTGAGTCTACGTTGCCGTTTGATGTAGGCGCACTCCAAGTAGCACCGCCAGTTGCATTACTGTCCCGAATATCAAGGTAAGACACGTTTACAGTGCCAGAGGACTTAGATAGCGTAAATCTTGTTCCAAGGCTAGAACTGCGAATAGATACCAAGTTACCCGACGATCCGGATAAGGTAAACGCATTGACTGTCGTTGTCGTACTAGCAGGGAACGTGATCTGACTTGCTGTGGCGTTCGTATTGGCAATATCGTTAAACGTATTTGCACCAGTAATTGTCAGCGTTCCGACACCGCCTTGATTTAATGTGCAGTTGTAAGTAGAACCACCACCGACAAACGTCTTGGCAGTTGCAGCAGTCATGGAGATTGTGCCTGTGCCCGTACCTGCTGTAGTGGTAAATCCTGTTGGAGCCGCGTTATTCCAAGCGGTGGCACTTGCAGCAGAACAAACTAAAGTTCCACCATTAAACGTCAAATTTTTTGTTCCAGTAGAAGTTGCTGCGGAGGTGGTATTTGTAAGAGTAAACCCAGCTAAATTAAGCGTCCCGTTCGTTAGTGTTGTCGTAACATTTTGACCTGCATCAGCCAGCGTAGTCGTAATTCCGGCTGTGTTGATATTTAATATATCAATCGCTTTGCCTGTATACGTTAGCGTGCCTGTGCCAACCGTTGTAAAGTCGGTAGTTGTATAAGTCCCACCACTTGCAAGAGTAAAGCCGTGACATGAAATGATCTGGTTGCCGGGGTTAGACGTTGACCCAGTAAAGTTAATTTGCCTAAATGAACCTACGAATGAAGGAACTGATGCGCCTGATGTCAGGTTGATGTTCAACCTGTTTGATGCTGTAGCTCCGCTAGAAGAACCAAAGTTAAATGTCCTTGTAACAGACATTCCTGCCGATATGTTTGATGTGCCAGTAAACGTAAAGTTTGTGGCAGTTGCCATCGACAGAACTGTTGATCCGGCTGTGGTTGTAGTGGTGACAATTGAGCCGGTTGTACCAAAAGCTACAGAGCGCGTGAGGCTGTTGGATGAACTAAACACACCTGTACTTAACGTCAGGTTGTTTAGGTCTAACGTGCCTTGCGATAGAAACGTTGTAAGTGTTAAACCTAACGTCAGATTGTTTGTAACAAGTTGAATACCCCCGCCCGGCGCATTTATTGATACTGGCTGAGTAAATGTTTTACCCCCAGAATTAAGTGTTTTTGTTGATCTGTTGGAAAATGTATAATTACCAGTACCAGTCGGCGTTACACCTGAACCATAAGTAAAATTTCCATAAAATATAGGAAATGTCGTACCTGATGCTAACGTCATTGCGTTAGTACGTGTTGATGCGTCTAACGTGCCTATATTCCAAGCACCGTTAATTGTAATAGTATTACCAGCAGTAAGTCCGGTATTTTCAATAATTGCCGTATCTTGCGGAAGCGGATAGTTTGTAGTTGCTACACCTCCACCTGAACTCGTTGCCCAAGCGTTTGCGTCCCAGTTACCACCAGCCGCCAAATTCCAATACTTGCTTGCTCCAGCCACAAACGTAATGTTGCTGTTACCCCCGCAATCACCTAGCCTAGTACCAGATAATGGAGACGCTGCACCAGCTATTGTTATGTCACGGAAGTCAACGTCTGTCATTGCCGCAATAGCTGCACAAGTTAATGTGCGGGATGTTGTTCCAACATTAGCATCGGTACGAACAAACTGTCTTTGATTACCGTTAGCGCCATTAATTGTCAGCGTTCCATTGATTGTCTGGTTTCCACCAAAAGAAATATTATTAAGCCCCGCAGCACCAATCGTAGCAAACGTCAAGTTATTAAATGTATTAGCGCCTGAAATTGCTTTTACTCCATCTGTCGCTGTTGTTGATGTGAAAGATACGTTGTAGTAAGTAAGATTACCGCCATCAAAAGAAGGAAGAATTCCCGTAGCCGTTATTGTTGACGTTCCAGCATTTAATGTTGCATTAGTGCTGGTTGTCATAATCCACGAGGAAATGCCACTACCACTTAAAGTTATTGTTGACCCATTTAAAGTTATTGTCCTTGTATTGGAATTGTCTGAAAAAAATATTCCAGCAGTAACCGCATAATTACTTACTGAAGTATCAAATGTTCCGTTAGTAAGTGTTAATGTGCTACTGCCGCAGCTAAACGCAGAGCCAAGTGTCCACGCACCACCAACCCCGTTGAGCGTAACATTTCCGCCAAAAGCAACGCCATTAGTCGTTATTGTCTTGCCTGTAGTCGTGGCGTTAAATGTCGTTGTACCTGTATAGGTACGCGTGAGATTAGTTGCAGGAAAAGATAGACTACCGCTAACAGTCAAGCCAACGCCTGAACCTGCTAGGGTCATTACTCCATCAAGACCGCTGATTGTGATGTCGTTGCAAACCCGTGGTGAGTTTGCCATCGTGACAGTAAACGCACCTGTTCCTACGTTTGAGTTGACGTTAAAGAAGACGTTATCCGCAGCCGTAGGAACAGAAGCACCACTAGCACCGCCTGATGATGCAGCCCAGTTAGTCGTGCTGGTGCTACTCCATGTGCCAGTGCCACCAACCCAATAGCGATCTGCCATTTATCATTCCTCTGGTGGTAGTTCTTCGTCTTCTGGAAAAGGCGCTGTTATAACGGCTATCCAGTTGTCTAACCGTTGCTGTTTCATCGCATCAATCTCAGACTCAGTAAACGTATGATCGTCTGGCAAATGCAAGGCATCGCAGAACTTACCGTACTGAGTATCAAAAGAGAAATCTATTTTCATTATGCCAACGTAACAGATAGGTTGCCAGTGGTAATGCGGAAGATGTCATCAACATCAATAACCTTAGATGTAGTCAATGCAGTGTGATACAGCAAATTACCGCTAGTTGAAGCATCACGGATACCAATGTGCGTTATCGTCCCCCATGACGATGTGCAAGTAGGGAATTCAACCGCAGCACTATTGGTACTAACGCCATTACTGGGCGCACCAAAAGTAACAGCAGTACGAGCATAAGAACCACCAGAGACTTCTGTACCAGTATCAGCATCAGTTGGGTCAGTTGTGTAAAGAGCAACATAGACTGTTGCAGGGCTTGTATAGCTCGTATTACGCAAGGTAGCGTTAATCAGAGCGTTTTCTAAATAATTCGACATTTCTGCCATGATTTACCTCACGTTATAAGACATTGCCATAGGCTGACCGCTGTACTCACTAGCTTGGTCAGAGTTCGATATAGAAGCGATAGAACGGTCATAGAGCGAAGCCCAGACCTGCAATCTCGCATCGTTCATCAAATACGGTTCAGCCTCACCTAGAGCCGCATACAGCAGCGCATCAGGACAGTTAGCCAAGAATACGTTGCTGGTATTTGCGTCGCTCAGTAGCGTAGGCTTTGCGTAGTACAGCATCTGAGCCGTATACGCAGTATCAGGGATAGGGGCGAATTGAAGCTCTGAGGCCAGCACAGTATAGATTCTAGGAATGCCAGACTCAGTAGACCTAGAGCCAGCGTAGAACGTATTAGGAGCCTCGTAGGACAAGGAACTAATCGGAGTCGTATTCAAGTGAATATCCCGCATCTCCAAGAAGTCCGTAGGCAATCCAACCTTAGAATTACCGCCAGTCGTAGTAGCCGTAGCCACCACCAACATCTGACGAATTCTCAAGTCTCTACGCAGACGCTCCTCAGCCAAGCGAATAAAGTCAGGGATTACTGAAGTCAGGTCACTACGAGCTAGGTAGTTCGCTATCGTAGTCTTTAGGTCACTGTAGCTCGTAAATGCCATGTCTATTTCCCGTTATTGTGCGCCTCTATAGCGCCTTCCTCTACATCTTCCCACCGATACTCATAAGTACCAATGTGACCAATATGCTTTGAGAGACTGTGATCTACATAAGTCTGGATTCCAGCATCAAGTGCCTTAATGCAGAAATGTACATCCTCACCGATAATCCCCTTTGTCCCCCAACCCACATCAAACCAAGGCTTAGGAACCTTCTCAAAGACTTCCTTGCGAATCATCACCACACCAAAACCAACCGCCGTAACAGGCTCTATGCCTTCCCTACCCATCGAATCTATCTTGTGCCACGCATGACGAATAATCTTACCCTCGTCATCCTTCTCAATCTCAAGGTTCAACGCAGTCGGCAGTGTAGGCTTACGTCTTGTTACCGCATTAACCCCAACAATCGGAACCTCACGACTTAACAAAATGTCAATAGTGTCGTTAGGAAACCGCATATCTGAGTCAATGAACAGAACCGCATCACATCCCTCTTTGAGAGCAGCATCTACTAGCTTCTCTCTCTGATCGAATATTAGCGTTCCCGCCATTGTGTACAGCTTTAGGCCGTTACCATCTTGAGAACACCTATGCTTAGAATCTCTGCCAACCATCTTGGCAAAGTCAAAAGCAAAAGAGGTGTGAACCTCGTCCCTAGCTGGTACGCAAACGCCTACGTTCATTAGTTCCCCTTAGAGATAGTGCCACGGTAAGTCTTCCAAACAGCATTATCAGGATTATTAAGCCAACTGGCAAACGCTGCGTCATCCAAAATGCTAAAACCTTTCATGATGCCTATCTTGTTCAAGTCATCAATGACCGTGAACGGTATCCTGGCTACATGGTGCAAGTCTTTAAGATGCCCAGTCCTTTGCTTGTCGAACTCTAATTGAGCCTTGTTAGCCTCAATGATCTCCGATACATCCTGTTTAGTCTCAATGACGATACCGCCATCACCGTCTGCGTGTACTGCCGTATCTCTAAAGTCCGTCATAATTTCTCGATGTGCGACCAAGTTCTGCCAGTTCTAACCCCTCGGACGCAGTTAGAAGAAACTCCTAATTGCTTTCCAAGCGCAGTATTGTTTAGTGTGCTTGATCTAATCAATCTTACCTTTTCGGCATCTAGCAGCGACTTGCCGTTGCTTTCACCTAAAGGAGCTACTGTTTTCTTACGACCCTTTCGGATCATGTCCTGCGTGTTTTCCTTAGGCGTTCCAACCAACAAATGATAAGGATTTACACAACTAGGATTATCGCATTTATGCATAACGTACATACCATCAGGTATATCTTTTTTATTATTCAATCGCCAACTAACCCTATGTGCGCCATCCGATCCATCAACCTTAGCGCCTAAAGATATTCTGCCGTAACCATTAGGAAGAAGTTGCCCAGTCCAATGCCAACAATCATCTTCCGATTTCTTGTCAACAAACCGCCAGAATCTTTCCTCTAATGTGCCGCGACTATATTTTTTTATTTCGGTAGTTCCGTGAGTCTTTTGCCTTACATAATGCTTGTAGCACAACCCAAGACTTATTACCCTCACGGAACTATCACAACCATCGACTAAGCATTTCATAAAACCTCCCATGAATAATCACAAGAGGTATTATATATCCTAATCCATCAAAGTGCCATGTTCAAGTCCGCAATTATGCCATGAGCAGCCTCGTTCTTAACCTCAAGGGTGCACTCGACCAAGATTTGAGTCTTGTCAGCATCGCCAGCCTTAGCCAGTTCGTTTGTCTGGAACGGACGCAGGTAAGCGATAGCTGCGTACTCAGGATCAAGGATCAGAGCATCGCGGGTACGCATGAAGCGGTTAGGAACCACCGACATATTGCCGAAGTCACTGACGTAGATGTCAGCAGCACCGATAATCGTCGAAGGAGCCGCACCAGTCACGTTGAAACGAGTCTCAGCGATACCAGTGAACGAGCTAACCTTCTGCTTGCCAGTTGCGCCAACCATCAGCACCTTAGGCGAACCACCGGACACAAACACCTCAGCCACAACCTCTTTCAGCAGGGCTTCAGTGAAGGTACGGGTGTTACCGTCAGTACGGGTAGATACGCCGATAGTCGTAGGATCACCACCGTTAGTCTGAGCCGACGAGTTGGTTTTGATCCAAGACAGGAGCGAACCCATCTTACGAGCAGTAGAGCCATCACCAGCAGAGCGACCCTGATTCGACAACAGGATGGTTTCCAGATCGCGCTTGATCTCTTGCGAAGCCTTAGCTAACTGATAAGCCTTCTCAGACTTACGACCAGCCTTGTTCACTGTGTCCAGAGTGCCAGAGACTTTGATAGTCTTTTGCAGAATCTGGGTATAGTTACCAAGACGGACAGTCGGAGACAGGGTAGCGTCCGAAGCATCAGCGCCTTCAACAGCAGCGTTAGCAGTCGTAGCGGCTGCAAGGTTGTCTGTCTGCCACTCATGATAAACAGCCGAAGCCTTACTCTTGCCAATCGAAGACATAAAGGGAGTCTCGGTTGGGCTGATGTCATAAATAACATCGGTCAAATCTTCGCGCTGACCAATTGCGCTATGTGCGGTATATGTTGCCATGATCTAATTTCCTATAAGAATCGTTCAAATACACTTGCGGCATCTGCCACCCGTCCGGATGACTTAGCTCGCGCTTTAAGTTTTCTCAGTTCCTCGCTATTACTATCCCTTGGCTTAGAGACACCAGGCTTAATCGCCTTTGGAGCCTCTGAAACCTTCTTGTTCATAGCTGGCTTGCTCGACTGTAGCTTGTCGTACTGCATAGCCTTGTACAGCGTCAGAACTGCTCTGGAATCGAACACATTACCCAATTCCTCATCAGAGAATCCTAGTTGCTTGCCAAAGTTGCGAATTTCCTTACGGATTGTTTCGCCCTTCTCTGGATCAGCATACTCAGGTATCGCAGCAACTAGCTTCTCAGACTCAGCAGCAATCGTCTGCCTCATCTGTTGTTGCCTGTCATATTCTTGCTGTTGAGTAATTCTTTCTCGTTCAGCACGAACCTGCGATAACTGCTTCTCCCTTTGAGACATCTCAGCGACCTTAACAGCATAGCCGATAGGATCAGTCTCTTTCAGGTAGTCAAGATTCTCAGACTCCTCTGGTTGGTGCAGCATCTGCTCGATCATGCCCAACCGTTGCGCGTATTGATCGCGCATTGCCTTAGCCTCTTGAACCGCTTGACGTTCGGCCTCAACCGCCTTGCGTTCCTCAGCTACAGCTTGCGATTTCTTGGTGTAATCTGTGCCAAGTTGATAAGACTTGATAAGCTCATCAAGGGTTACCTCCCGTTCTTCGCCAGCGGCTTTCACACGGAATGTCTGAGGTTCCTCTTGCTCATCCTCGCCATCTTCTTGTTCTACCTCTGATTCATCTGAATACTCAGACTCCTCAGATTCGGCATCGCTATCGTTGGCCTCTGCTTGGAGTTCAGGTTGTTCCTGTTCGGAGCCTTCTTCCCCACCCATTAGACCCAAGATAGCGTCTGCTGCACCATTTACCGTTAACTCACCACTACCCTCAGGTGTCGTGTTTTGAGTATCGCTCATTTATGTTTCCTAAATTATATCGGGAACCGCCCGACACGGGTTACAAAATCTTCATCCTTTTCTCGTCGATCATCTTCTGAGCAGCGACACCTTCAAGATAGGATTCAACAGATTCCAAGACTCGGAGGCGCATATACGCTTGTTCCCTAGTCTCAGTATCCGAATAATCACTTGTTACAAACTTGTTAAGTTCTGTGCCTCGGAGTTCTTCCATCATCTCCTGCCACATCGGCTCCCTAAGCAGGTTAATAGCCCACTGTGCTTTATCCACCAGTCAGGCTCCCTAGCTCTCTAATTGCTTTCAAGACAATCTCAGCCTGTTTGTTACGGCTATCCTCGTCAGCCAGATCCATAGCCAAAACCGCTTGCAGTTGCTGGACTGCTAACTGAGCTTCCTTAATCCGAATCTCGGCCTGATCCTTCTGGTTCTTCATCTGCATCTCAATGCCCTTGCGAGTGAACTCAGCCTCCAGACTTTGACGTTCCAAATCCAACTTAGCGGCATCAATCTGCGACTTAGCCTGTGTCTTCTCACGCTCTACCTGCATCAGCATTTGAGCTACCTCAGCCTGTGCATCAGGAGTAGGTGGCTTTGGCTGCGACAACTGAGCATCCATCTCAGGCGTAATCTCATTCATAAAGGCTGTAGCGTCCTTAAACCCTGCTGCCTCAATGAACCTAGCCAATGTGTTGCGGTACTGACCCACTGTAACCAAAGGATTGGCAGGGCCATACTGCTGAATAATCTGTTCCTGTTTAGCAAGAACCATCTGCAACATGGTTAGCTTCTGATCCCTGTCACCTGAACCCAGTCCGACATTGACCGACACATCGTACTCATTCGACCATGTACGAGGATCAAACTGTACATACTTGCCACGCATACGGACTATCTTAGCCTTGTCCTGATACTTGCCTAGCAGGTACAGAATGCCCTTAAACAAGCTCTTAACACCAGTCTCAGCAAAGATACGAGCAATCAACTCCAGCTTGCCAGAGTTAGACTTCATCATCGCAGCCACAGCAGCAGCCGTAACGTTAGACAATACGTCTGGATCCATACCCTGCTGGGCATCATTAACACCAGTACGCTTGGCCTGTACGGAGTCCATGTACTCCAGCATTGGCATAGCCTGACCAAAGGTAGACTGCACCTGCAATGGAACTAGAGCGTTAGGGTTCTTCATCCGGACAATACCGCCAGGAGTCGCATTCAGCAGGTCATCCAGATTCACCTGACCATCAACAGCACCAACCCGATTATTGTTCGTCAGGTAGAGGTTATCCAGAGACTGACGAGTAATAGTGGACTTGATAAGCTGGATGTCCATAGTCCGATCTGCCAGAGACTGACCGAAGAACTTATGCGGAATCGGTATAGGGCAGATGCTATGGAACGGAATATAGTCGCATTCTTCATCTTCAAGGATCTCCGAACCACAGTAAACGATACGATGCAGTTCGGCAATACCGTCTTCATCCTCGTCAATCCGAATATAGCACTCGTATACCTCAACCGTCTGCATGGCAGGATCTAGGCTCTGTGCTTCGTCTGGCTGTTCACCCTCGTTAAACCGAGCAATACGCTCAGGGCTGAACGATAGGTCATCATAAGAAGGTAGCTCATCTACGGTATCTTTGTCGTAGCCAAGCGCAATCAACTCTGACCGCTGCATTAGCTTACGATGAGCTACAAAAGGAGCATCCTCGATATTCCGAGCAGCCTTGGAAATCAGGAACTCCTCAGGAGGGACATTCTCAATCTTCACACAGCCGTACTTATTAACACGCTTGACAGTCACAGAGTAAGACGGAGCCTCGATAGGCATACCCATCATATCCACGCCAGCCGGAACCATCTCTACGCTCTGCCTGACTACTTCTAGCGACTCATCAGACAACAAGAGAGCCATCTCATCCTCAGTCAAGCTCTGGTATTTCTCTTTGGTAACGTCTTCCTTAGCATCCCAATAGGACTTAACTACGCCAACCTTTTGCAGCAGGGCATCTTTGAACCAGTTGTGCAGGATCAGTAGACCCTCGTTCTCACGGTAGAACACCCAGTTACAGTAATCTGTGGCCTGTTTAGCAGACTCCTCATCATTGGCAGTCTTAGGCTCAAAATAGACAATATCCTCAGTAGTCGTAAATACTCGGATAAGTTGCGGCAATGCACCGTCAATAGCTTCAGCAACCTCACCAGTAACGATCTGGCTGCGGCCTTCTACCTCATTACCATACGGGTTACGCAGGTAATAATCCAACGCTCTACGACGTTCTTCTGTGGTTTCTGTCTCAATGTAGCCGATTGAGTTATCTATCTCGGCTTCAAGTATGCCCTTGATCTGGCCTTCATCCATCTTCATAGCAAACCCTTGCAAGAATTTTGCTTATTATACAACCCATTTGGTATTGATAGGCAAGTCTGATGACCACGAAACATCGCTCTCGTCAAGCCCAATCGCCAAGTATCTGAAGGCATCTGAGTAGTGGCTAGACCAGTCGTGTAATGGCTTGTCGTAGAAGACCTGTTGCTTCTCGTTATATTCCCTACGGTAGTTCCGAATAGCGTCTAGTCCAGCCTTAGTCTTGTGGTCAAACCAGCATCTAGGAAGCAAGCGTCTAACAGCCTGAATACCATCAGCTATAGACAGTCGAGGCGCAACCGTAATGTCCAACCCTGCCTCCTGCAATACTTCCTTACGGCTGCGACCAGTGCCTAGCTCCCTTACCTCCACATCGTGCGGGAGTATCTGTGCAAAGCCTTCGTACTTGTTTTCTCTGAGCCAGGATACATACCAGTCCAGACCGACTCCGTGGTTCTCGACGCAGTCGATAAGCCGCACTTCTTTGCCAGCAATTTGGCAAATCCAGAGGCAAGTAGAATCGCCCATACCGAGATCCCAAGCAACAAAAGACTTGCAAAGATCATCCCTGTCAATAGTGGTAATACGATTTTTGGCTTCGAGATCGTTAATAATCTGACCATAATAACTACCCTCAACCGCTGCGTTAAAGGAACACTCAAACTCCTGCTGGTACTTGTCCTCCCCCATCTCCTTACGAGCGCCCCAGAGTTCTTTGTCGCTGAGGATGCCTGTGTCACTAGCCTTGAACTCCAGTAGCTTCCAGCCTTCCGCTGTCTGTGCGCGATCCCTAAAGTCAGCAAAATGGTTCTTACCTTTAGGCGTACCAATAAAGAGACACCACGTAGGAGCATCGTCTGTATTCCTATCTGCTAGGGCTGGCCTGATGACCTCGTTCCAGATTTTAGGGTTTTGATCTCCGATCTCATCCAGTACAACACCATCAAAGTATTGACCACGCAAGCTATCAGCGTTATCAGAACCATAAAGACTAATCCGTCTTCCCCAGAAGTCAACCCGTAGCTCCGAGATATTTGCAGTAGCTCCCAAAGGGCGAGTGAACTCAAGCAGATAGTCCCAAGCGACACGCTTAGACTGAGCGTAAGTAGGAGCAATATAGGCAAATCGTGGGTTTGGTTTCTTGCACTCAATGGCAGCCTTTATCAAGTGATTGATAGCGCTTACAGTTTTTCCCATACGACGATGGGCCACTACAACCGTAAACCTGTGGTTATCTACTGCCTCATGGATCTTTAGCTGCTGATCCCTCGGCTTATAAGCTATCTCGATTACTTCTGCCATGTAACTTGATGTATTTGAGCGCCACCGTCTGGCCCAGACAATTCCTGCTTCTGTGTCTCAGCCCATTTCATCTGAGCCTTAGTCCACCAGATCAATGCAGTCGTATCACCTGATTGCGCCTTGTTAAACAGCGTCTTGGCTATCTGTGCGCTTGCCTTAGCCTTACCCAAATCAAGCTCAACCCGGTAATGCTTACGCAGCGTCTTATCATCTATGCCAATAAGCGCTCCTATTTGTTCATGAGGCAAGCCTAATCCAGCCGATGTTTCGACTAATCGCTTGTTTTCCTCTGTTGCAATATGTTCATTCATTTTATTAAGGGGAAATGTTAATCATTAGTCAATAATACAGCCTTTTTGCCCGTGAAGTCTTCCCATCGCTTTACTATTACATCGCAGAACCTTGGATCAAACTCCATTATGTATGCGGTAATGTTGTGTTTTTCTGCCGCGATAAGAGTACTTCCACTTCCACCAAAGTAATCTGCAATGGTCTTTGCTGACAAATTAAAGCGCTTAATTATCCATTCCATTAATTCAACCGGCTTTTGTGTTGGGTGAACTCTGTTTGTTTTTTCAGATGCTTTGGTAAATTGCCTAACAACACTTCTAAAATTTGCCCATGCAAGCTCGCAATCTGTCTGGTCACTTTGACCATTGTTCTTATCCCATACCAACCAGCATTCGCTATCTGGCAATGCGGAGCAGTAATAATTTGCCCCCCACCATATTTGCTTTGCTTCAGGATACATTCCATAAATCAACCTGAATGAGTCTTTAGCAACATCTGGTGTGTCATCTCCCAAAATATCAATTTTATAATTTTTCTTTAAAACAGAAGATTTTGATACTGCATTCATTCCGTAGGGCGGGTCTGTATGAATCAAATCAGGATATACGCCATTCATCAGTTTCTCTACGGCATCAATACTCGTACTATCCCCACACATCAACCGATGATTGCCAAGTTGATAAATATCACTTAGCTTAGTAACTGGCTCATCCGGTATATCAGGAACAGCATCCTCATCCGTTAGCCCGTCTACCTGTTCAGGCTCCAGCAGGTTATCTAGCTCTTTTGGATCAAAGCCAAGAATATCTAAGCTGAACCCAGCTTCCTTCAGGTCAGAAAGCTCTAACGTTAGCATTGACGTATCCCAACCTGCGTTCATCGCTAATTGATTGTCAGCAATAACATAAGCCTTCTTCTGGCTTTCAGTCATATGCGCTAACTCAATTACAGGAACATCCGTCTGGCCTAGCTTTCTTGCAGCCAATAACCTGCCATGCCCGGCAATTATCCCGTTGGTTCCGTCTACTAATATGGGGTTTGTCCAGCCGAATTCTTTGATGCTGGCTGCTATTTGGGCTACCTGAGCGTCAGAATGTGTACGGCTGTTTCTGACATAAGGGATGAGTTTCTCAACCGCTACTTGTTTAATTTGCACTTGCACTACCTTTCAGGTGTCATGCGTAAAAAACTTCGTACATATCCGGCCTGTTAGCCTTTATCCACTCTCGCGGTTCCTCATGGCATTTCTTGAAGTCTGTGCCTACCGTCTGGCTTCCTGCATGATGCACATAAGCCCTTGACACAAAATGCCTAAATCCTGCCTGTTGCAGGTCATGGCATATTATATTATCGGAATACCAATTTGTACTAGGAAACTTAGCCGTATTCCATGCCTTCCTGCTTATGCTGGCAAATATTGGCGCGATTACATTCGTTTCCTTGATCTGCGCCTCACTGCGCCACCTTAGCCCTACCCTACTGTCATCCTCTACAGGGAACCTGATATTTTGATCTGGCAATACATAGTCAGACCTAGCCCCCAAGATTCCGTAATTTAGGTCGTTTGATTCCAGAATTCTCAGATCCTCTGCCAGCAGCTTTATCGTATTCGGGTTCAGCACCACATCGTCATTACTGAGGATTACTGAGTCAAACTTGCCATGCTGGAATGCGTAATCTGTAGCCGTATTGTAGGCATCACCAAAATTACTCGATAAATTAGGACTCCAAACTAGGTTCGGCAGGATTCCCTTAACCTTGTGCCAAAGCTCAAGACTATTCCCAGATAGGTATACAGGCATCGTAGGCGCATAGACTCTGATGCTCTCCAGCAATACAGTTATGCCAGGATTGTTTACCGTACAGATGACTATTGCTTGCACAAGGTAACTTTCATGGAGTCTACAGCCCTTGGAGTTCTCAAAATTTCCTCATCGGGAAAGTTGCCTTCAGACATCTTTGTGCCTAGTTCTGATAATGTGAACTGAATTTCCTCTAACTTAAACCCTGAATCCCACCCCAAATACCAGCACCAGTCAGTGTAATACAGCCAACTGTTCTCATTAAATGCTCGTACATGAGTCGGATCTTGCCATGCGCCAAGGCTTAATTCATAAGGAACAGAAATAATAAATTTCCCGTTCGGGATTAATAAGTCCCGACAATTCCTCATGGCATCGACTAGGTTGGGGATATGCTCCAACACATCGTTAGCTAGGATAGTGTCGAATATCTCTGGTCTTATCTTAATCTGTCCGAATCGAGTCTCAACAATCTGACCCCATTGAACCTTTGAAATATCGCAGCACCAGTCAGGTTTTACCCTTGACTGAATGTCGGAGTTTAGACAATCTTCCCGCCAATCCTTGCCGGAACCTAGATTTAATATCACTTTTTCTTGTTTCTAGCGGAAATTGCTGCGGCTTTCTTCTTGGCATCGGCCTTACTGCTGGCTCCCCATGCTCGTAAAGACAGTAGCAGAC